TCAATAGTAGCCAAGGAATACGGAACCGATGTTGCTAATGAATTGATAGACGAGTTTGAATTGGAGGATCATGGCTGGAGCAAAGTCAAAGCCACCGTCGAAGCCGCTAAGTAACTTGGCAATTATCGAGACAGTGAGACAGTGTGCGGATACGATGGCATGGCTTAGCCACTTTATCCTACCGTCGCAGAAGGTGACAGTACCATACCCACCAGACGAGCTATCGGTAAACATGACTCTGGTGGCTGTGGAATTAATAGATAGACTGTCACGGAAGCCAGTAGATCTAAAGCTAGTCAAAGAATTAAGAGACTTAACTAGGGATTAATAAACAAAATTTTCACCCCCACCCAAATTTTTTTGGGATCACCCTTATACGAATCAGAATTTATCGGTGATTAGAACGAGGGGGGGGTATAGTAAGGAGGCGCATCATGTGTGACGACAACGACAAGACAGAACGAATCATTTACTACACCGACAGCGCATGTGACGAATTGAGGGGCCACGTCAAGAGTCTCGACAACATGGAAGAACGCCATCAATTCGTAAACGATGCGGATATGTGGATTGGTGAGTGCGCGGACAGCACGACACCAGTAATGAACTACACGTTGCTACGCATCGCCGCCAACGACAACGAGGTTGCGCTTAGGGAGCCTGACATTGGCCCCGCGTTCGATGGTACGCCGACACCGATCAACATCATAGCTGCCAACATCTACGAACTACTAAACGAAGCATTGTACGAGGAACTTGAGTCAATCAAAAACGAACTTGAGGAATGCGCGGATCATCTCATGGAAGATCATATCAAATGCGAGAAAAGCGGGGACTACTGCCCCGTTGAGGATTACGGATATGAGTAGACTAATCCATACGTGTACGGAATGGTGCATGCACCCAAACGTAATGCGAATTGTTGAACTAATCGGGGCGCACCTAGGACACGGACACTTCGGGGGAATCTAAACACTAGCTCGCTTTCACTTGTGAGTGGCAAGGCCCGTGTCTCGACGGAATGGGAGCCGACGAGGCGGGGCCAGCCACTCACAAGTGGGAGCGAGACAAGGGGGAGAGTAGTATGACTGTATGTATGCAATGTGAGGCTCGGTACGGATCACATAGCCGTGACTGTACGTGGAACCCCGATCATCCTGACTACGTACCATATGACAGTACGAACGACTGGATTGAGAAGATGGAAAAAGTGCTGAACGAACCAGCATATGACAGTTACTATCTAGACAAGGAAATACTAGTAGGACGGAAGGGTGGATTACCTGATACTGAAATAGGATCAATCAATACAGTAATTGAAAACTACTTCCAACTACACCGCGTAGTGTACGGAAATAAGAGAAGCGATGAACTACTAAAAAACGGGGGATTAATATGATTACTGAAGACACGATTAAGAAATTACTAGACTCTAATGGGTACCGCACATCAAGTTTCCGCCGCGACCCTGAAGGATCGCGTGGATACGTAGTGTTCACGCACGACGAGCGCCTAACGGTGCGGTACCGCAACGGGAGCAGCGTAACGGGTGACGTAAGGAAGGTTATGGTCAAACGCATGTATCGTATGCTCGACATAGCAGGGATTGATTGTGAATTAATCAATGTATATGGCGACCCACAAATTAAGATAAACAGGGAAGAACCTGAATTCGTAGTAGCAAGAACCAATGTTTAATCTACGAATAGACATAACAGGAATTAATCGCTTCGGTAAGGAACCGCAACAGTTGGATCGGGATGTGGGCAACATCATGGAATGGTTCAACCGAGGCCGAGTAGGCACAATGCCATTGGTGATCGACAAGGTAACGAAGTCAGGCTGGGTATGGCGTGACTACCAGTACAAGGGGGGGTGGCTGAACCCGCCAGACAAACGCCTGATCATGGGGGCGCTGAAGGATTGGGGCTACGTAATTATGAATTGGCCTTCTGGAAGCGGCGATATGTGGATTGATAAAGAAAAACAATTAATTCATGATGTAATCAAACAAGGAATTAAAACAGAGGCGGAACAACGAATAAAAATTACTGAACAAGACGAGCAAATAACAACTATGCAAAAAAGAATTATGAAATTTTCTTCTAAAAAGACAGACGCGGAGGCGGAAAAATATCGTGTGACAGTGGGGAACAGCTACGATCAAAAACAACAGATGAAATGCGGACAAATGGTTTGCATATTTCACCGTAACGAATCCCTTAAACGAGTAGGAAAACAAAAGGATGGCATACTCCCATACTTCTTCTGCCCACGCTATGACTGTGGATTTACAATTTCGTTGGGGGTGTCGGATCAGTAGCCGTGTTTGATAGTCTCAGGTAGAAGGGGGTGATGCCTATGGCACGTAAGACACGGTATTGGGTATGCGATGCCTGCCCACGCATCTATCTTCGTAAGAAACATGATGGGTGGATGTCCTGCTACGAGTGCTTCACCGATATGCGTAAGGCGACCAAGTACCCTTACGCTATAGCACAACGAATCAATAAACAAGAAGCTAGGGGACGTAAGCACAAGAAGGAAATGAAGGTACGGCACAACCGTTGTCGCAACGTATTTGGGTACCGATTAGTAATCTCTACAGGAACACGGAAAGCCTTCAAACACCTAAAAGCCGCAAAGCAAAAGCGGTCATTCGTCAAACGGACAAACGCTTTCCTAGAAAGTTTAAGGGATGACATGTGGAGCCTCAACGGTAGGGCAAACAACACACCAGCGGTTAATGAACAGCAAGCGCCGACTTGCACACTAAAGATATGGGAGGGGGATAGTTTACTAGGCAAATGGAATCCCGCACCGTTCACTATAGATTTACAATGGAAGGAAGGGGATATAGTAGAAACGCTTGTCCATGAATCCACGCACTACCTCGACTACATGACGTGGATTACTGCGGACGGGAATATTGGTTCGCATACTCAATCCTTCTACAAACGATGTAAGGATTTAGGGAGTCTGCTAAACCACGAACCGAAAGGAGAATACTAAATGACCAACTTCGTAGTTGATATGACTATTCCAGTAATCAAGGATGCACCAGGGCCAGACGATGACCTTGACGCAATTAAGGCACACGCTAAAGAGATCAACGGGATTCGTGCGTGCTATAACTTCGACCGCATACGGGCGGTATGCTACTGGTGCCTAACCGACGATCTATTGTTCACGGACAAGGGAGTGCGTCAGGGGACGTACAAGTGGTGCTCTGAACGGTGCCGTGACGCTAACGGTAAGCTAATGGAATCTTATAAACAGGGGGTGTCAAACTAGGCAGCGTGTTTGATAGTCTCCAATAGGGAGCGGGTCTAATCAGGGAAACCTGTGTGGTCTGTTTTGTGAGTGAGGTTGCGAGTAACCAGTGACCCGCTCCCCTTAATTAAGTGATATAATGTGCCATGCTGTATGGATTACTATTGGCAACAATTGACTTCCACATAACGATGTGGCGTATCGGCATAAGCCATACTAAAGAAACATTACAAGAGTGGAAACGAATCTTTAAGGGGGATTCACCATGACAGGAATAGAAATCTTTATCCTCGCAATTGGTGTCGTGTCACTCACTAACGTAGCACTAAGCACGTATTCAATTATCAACGACCGTTACGTACAAACAACCAGAACAGGAACCGTGTTCAGCCTGCTAATGTCATCAGCTTGGGCCGCGCTCGCGTTCACTATACTATACGCATGACTTGGAATGACGTGTTGACATTACTCAACACCGTAGACACGTTCATTGGATTACCAATAGTATTCCTACTCGCCGTCCAATCATTGAGGAAGTTTATAAAATAATGTCAAGTTATGCTAAGAAGGAAAACGAGGGGCCACTATACGAAGTCGTAACTGACGCCCTAGAAGGGTTGTACGGTTTGTATACAGAGGTACGAAGAACCCGTAACATACTAGAAGACGAATTTCCTGATACTTATTTACAGATTAGTAGATACAGTGTTACTAAGAATTCGTCTGACAAGATTCTTGCTGGCCTCCAACTAGCAGGATACATCAGAGGTAAGGAAGGTGTGACCCCTGTACTGAGGCGCATTGTGGTACACGGTGGGCCAAAAGCAACGGCCCCTTACCTACCAGTACAATACGACACGCGGCGACAAACCAAGCGGCGTGAAGTGAGTCAGATTGTTCGTCTAGGGAATGTCATTGACGCTCTAGATGGCGCGGCGACAGCCGTAGTAAATAACCGTAAGCTATGGGAAGGAACCTACGCGACTGTTATAAACAAACAACTAACGGCGGTATCTGACACAGTGCGGGAGGTTGATTTTCCTCAATATTGGGGGTGATCCTTGATAAGCCAACTAATAGAGTGGCCAGTAACGAGAGCGATTAGCGTAATCGCAGCAGCGAGTTTAGTAATTCTTACAGTAGTAATGTTAACAGAAAACAGTAATTCAGAGATAGAACAGGAGGAATCAACACCAACGACATACTATGAATCAAGCATAGCACGGTACACGCCGATGGCAACAAAAACAACTATGCCGACCGCGACTATGACTTTTTTACCGACATCTACACCTGTGCCTGTAGTACCACAAATAATAGTTGAGGCACCAGAGGCACCAGTGTATAGCGGGGAGGCATACGGGGATTACATTGTTACTTACTACGATCAGTGTTGCGTAGGTGGGCCATTCTACTGCGGGGTGGAGATTTACGGGTACTTTAACCCGTTAGACCCGACGACAGTAGCGACAGGATGGGGGGGATTTACTTGTGGTACACACCTATTACTTTGTAGCAACGTCTGTATCAGTGTAGTAGTTAAAGATCTATGTTCTGGCTGTGGAAGCAATCACCTAGACTTAAGCCGAGGCGCTTATAACGCTCTAGGTGGGCCAACTAGTGTAAGGGTAGAAGTTATTTGACTAAAAAGTGTCCGAGATGTAACAACAGCTACATTTTACTAGAGACTGACAAGTACGGATCATACGAGAATTGTTTTGAATGTGGATGGATTCGTGAACTAATTGATGGGGAACCAATGCGAATCGTCCGTGGCCCGAAAGGCCAAAGAAGTAGGGAACCCACATTTTCAGGGCAAACCATCTAAAGGGGGTAAATTATGGAATACTCAGATGCAACACTGGCGCTCATAACCAAAGGGTCTAACATCATCGAAGGTGTACCAGTTGGTAGCCAAGAGTGGGCCAATCACCTACTCGCCGCTAAGGTCGTGAGAGCAGCGTCAGAGGATGGGCAACTGCTATCCCCCCGCACACTACATACCATCCTATTTTCGGGCTTTGATATAGACGAGAGACTTAACGGCCACGAAGCAGGGGAGTATAGACGAATTGCTGTAGGGATAAAGAACTTCCAGAACACGGTAGTCTTCCCACGCCATACCGAAGTACCAGACATGATAGAAGAATGGTTCGCGGAGGCTGACGTGGAAGTAGACTACGAGGAAGCAAAGCGATGGCACTACCATTGCTGGTTCGAGGCAATTCATCCATTCCCTGACGGCAACGGGCGTGTAGGTAGATTACTCCTTTGGAACATGGCGATGATCCAAGAAGGCGAGTTGGAATACATCCACGAAGAAAACTATGACGAGTATATAAATCGTCTAGAGTCATGGAGCAAGCGTAACGAATTCGTTACGCTCATGGCTCCGAAGAGAGAAGCCAGACCGTTTCACACGATAGGAGAATTGAATTGATAGACAGTAACACAGATCGTTGCATCACCGCACTGAAACAAGTGGGATGCACAGTAACACTAACAGGCGCACCGCTCAACGGACAAGGGGAACCAACAGGGGTTCGGGTCTTGCGGCCCGACACGGAAGTACCCGATGGAGTAGAATACGAATTAACATTAGATCAGTTTAAGTTAATCGGTTTACGAACCGTACTTAAACTACAAGAGGAAGGGGAACTAGATTAATGACACCTATAATTATTCTAGTAGGGATCGCAATCATATGGGCGTTGCCTGCACTGTATACATACCCGACAAACCTCGCGTACTTCCAACGCAAGTGGTGGGATATACGCGATGCGTCAGCCGACAGACAACTATCCCTAATGATGTGCGTGTTCGGGCCAATTGGAGCCGCCATTACTTTCTTCTCAAATGATGGGGGAGTGTATGGGCGCACATGGCACGCTACGGATTCAAATTGGGCTACAGGCAAAACAGATCGCGACAGGGTTAGACTAGAAGAACACCGAAGCGAATGGGATGATACGCTGTAAGGTATGTACCTCCCGTGTTAGACCGCTCACTAGAGCATGGACAGAGGCGGAACACGGGGGAGTACACTTCTACAAGACAGGCAACACAGACAAGTATGTGGAATTCATATTTAATCTAGGGAAGAAGATCCCAATAATCCATGAGCTATGCGCGAAGCGACGACCAGAGTTGGTGCCACGCCCCGCAATCATAGCCCTAGATTTACATCTTAGGAAGAGGGGGTACTAAATGCCAAACAAATCAGTAGAGATCGAATCGCATGAGAGTTGTAGCACTATGGGCCGCACTACCTATTGGCGGACACTAGGCAAGGGAAACGAGAGCATATCCATAGGTAGCCTACTACCGGAGATCGGACAGTACGGCAGGGCGCGAGTCACCGTCGAAGTTTTATCAACAGGAATTCTTGGAATAAATCCGTACGGTTGGGCAGCAGATAAGAAATCACTGTCACCAGGGCGGGGAACCAAGGGGCTAGTCGTACATCAGATGCTCTTGGATCGTGTCAGGCGTCCGAAAGGATACGTCGCCCTATGCAACCCGAAGACAAAACTTGGGTACGGAAGCAACAGCCACGGTGCCAAGGAGTGCAAGGAATGCGTATCAATTAGTAAACAACCGCCAGTTGAAGGGCAACTAGTTCATTAAATAAGAGCTTAATACGCTTTAGTAAGGAAATAAAACAACTATGGTTTCAAGAACTATGAGATTTTTTGAAGGTGAAGTAGTGTACTACCAGGGTGGAATGAAAAAACCCATCGAATGCAGAGTCCGCGAAATTAACGAGGAAGACGGTATTCTTCGAGTCGAATTGATGGAAAAATATGAGACAGAACGATCAATGATCATAGCGGGTCAAGTCATTGGGATCATGATGCACGAGGTTCTTCAGCCTGTATAATCATACCGTTAGCTACGTCCACAGTTACAACGTGACCAAGAGAGTCTAGCGCCTTGATCGCACCACCAACCAGTACCCCAAATTCACTAGCGTCAATAGTCGTCTTAGGGTTCTGTTCGACATCTAAGAATGCAATAGCAACTTGGTCGGGGAACTCTTCGGCCTTCGTCACGGTGATGGCTACGAATCCAACCGCTGCGCGTACGAATTCAGGTTCTCTCTTATCCACTATAGGGAACAGATGATATTCAGTAGTATTAACTTTCATGGCTATCGCTTCTGCCCCCTTGTACTACTCTCGTTTGCTACGGGGCCGTGAAAGACCGATCCCATCTTCTTAGAAAGGGCAACGGGCAACTCCGTGGGAATCTCTAGTTTATTGGCAATGCCCCCACATGTGGGGCATTGCTGAGATTCGCCCCGATTCTTATAAAGCCTCACCAACTTCTCAAATACGTGTTTCTTATTTCGTTCACATCGAAATTCATAAATCATTACACAACCCCATCTGCTTTAATGATGTCATCGGACTCAAAGAAGATCCTCGCACGCTGGTCAGAAGGCATCTCATTAATCAATATATTACACTCGCGCATCTCTCTCTTAGCTTCCTTTAGCCCTACTTCAGACGTAACTTCCAACATCCGAGACGCCGCCAAACGCTCTGCCAAAGCCAACTGGTCTGGTGTCATTATCCTCTTCTTTGGTTGGGTCATTGATTGACTCCCTTTCTATTAGCAATTACCATACAAGTGCGGCGAGGGACGGGCCATCTAGTTCTCCCCATCCCCCTTTAACCCCCTTACTAGGTGGCCTGTCCCGATTCTATAGTTACCCTTGCCAACTCATTCAACAAACGTTGACGAATAATATCAATCGTATAGAACTCTGTAAATATACTACTCGAACGCTGCGTATTAGAACCCACACCGTTGTATCGAATACACGTAAAATTAACCACAAGCCTATTCACCCAACCATCTGTTCTAGATTCCTGAAAATGAACCTCTAGACGGTCGCCATGATAATTCGTAGCTGGTTTAACCAGCTTTCTCGCAAGCTTGATTATCTCGTCAGCACGCTTTTTACTCATACTCATTCTGCATCCGCCTTTGTTACTAGTGGTAGATGTATGTCCATAAACGCCCCCTGTACATGTGGCATGTTCCCTGTCGATAGCCGCCGCACCACTACATACCGTGGCTCATTAGGGTACTTATCAAACGATGAACCCGTCGTCGCCACATCATCAATTAAGAATGTAGGCTCTACGTACTCTGCATCCTCATACTCATTCAAGAGTACCGCCCCTGGAATATTTCGTGCTAGTTCTTCGGCCCACTTGGTGCCGCCTCTTGGGATACCGAATATACGAGGGTTCTTCGTGCGGTGCTTATAGTAATGCGTAATCATACGCGCCCAATAAGAAATTACCTCACCACGGATCTCTTCATCATCAAACAACTCGTCACCGTCAATCTTCCAATGCGACTTGTCTCCGGAGTGTAAAGTAATAGGCTCTTCGTAGTAATTAAGCCAACTCATTTACCAGTAATCCTTTTGCTTTTCCAATAACGATTCAATAATCTGTTCGTTCTGTAGGCGCTTACCACGGCGTGACTTCCATAGCTGGTTCTTACCTCGAATGAGGTTCGGCGGCAACTCGTCAATCCACAGTATGCATTCCTCTACTTTGGAATCATCCGATCCATATCGACGTACCTTACGATTATGAATGTACCTCATGCTGTTCCCCCTTCCTGTGTAGGAAGCAACACGCAGGCTTAGTACCATCACAACAGTCGCCACGCGCCGCTGCAATACGGCCCACAGGCTTTACCGACCTACGATGATAAGGTGTTAGCCCTATTTCCTGTAGCGCCTGACGGTGCTGTGGGGACTGGTAAGCGTTGTTCGACTTCCATCCATATTCTGGATATTCTTTATCAAGTTCATCCATTAACGCATCGCGCTCTACTTTTGCAAGAATTGATGCGGCAGAAATCGCAGGGATTAAGTCATCCCCATGAACAACAAACCGTGTCGCTATGTCATCTAGTTCGATGTCGAACGCCTGCCCATCAATGACCACACCATCAACCTTGCGGCCCAACTTCTCGGTCAGCGCCCTTACAGCGCGTGTAATAGATGCGGAGTGTGCGAACCGAATACCAAACTCGTCAATCTCGTCGTTACTAGCCTGCCCAATTGCCCAATCACACTCTTCCTTAATTCGTTGTGCAATGAACGTACGCTTACGAGGGCCGACAGTTTTTGAATCCTTAAGCTGATCAACTTCAGGCCATGTGTCATAGGCACGAATTACTACAGCACCAGCGTAAATTGGGCCTGCCCAACACCCTAATCCTACCTCGTCAACGCCTGCGTATGTCTTGAATTCTTTTTCTAGCTGGCTCGTTAGCCAGAGACTTACGGGCATTAACCAATCCCTGACTTACTGATTGGCGGCAACTCATTGCTATCACCATCATAATTAAGCTGTGTCTTCTTAGGGTCAGAGAGTTCAACCATTGCCGTGTACACAGGTAAACCAGAAGCGGGGGAGGAATGAACATGCGTAAAACCAATTACACGCAACTCGCAACCTTCCATTGCCGCCATCTCGGCACGTTGATTTATCTCACGCGACAGGTTAACAGGGTTATCGTGCTGAATCGTCTGTATCGTTTTTCTCATTCTCTTCCTCTTCTTTGCGGCTACCTTCTCCATAGGATAACTTAAGGATTGACTCTTTGGCTTCCTTAGTCTGCAACGTGGTTACTTTCACATCGTCTGCTATGTCGTACATGGTACGAGCAAAGTATTCTGTTGGATCATCCCCCGCCTCGTAGATTTCCCCTAACTTAGCGAGCGTCGGAAGTTCAATGTCTTCCTTGACAGTCATATTACCTAGCTCGAAATCGCGCAGCTTACGGTGCGCGTAGAACGGCTTCACTTGTGCGTTCAAAAACTTACCCTTTGAATCCGCCTCTTGGAACCTCTTCCACAGGTCAGGGTTTATTAACGGGTAGTCATACCCGTACCCGTTATGGAATATTATACGGATCGTCTGTTGCTTAGGGCTATACCCGTACTGCTTAATGGTGGATGAATTAACATCCTCTAATTCAATTGGACTTGGCACCGCAACCACACTCCCCACCATTACCGCAGCCACATGAACCGCTGTTCACTTCTATTTCTTCATTATTCAGAAACGTGACAACCGCCTCTACTATGTCGGCTGCGGTTCTGGTACTCATAAATAATTCTACTCTCTCTGTAGCGAATGCAACATCCTTAGCATCTGCATGGTCTTCCCCGTCCATCGACAAGACACTAGCCTCGTCCACACCAACACCTATGCTGTCAGCATTGTCTTGAATGTCGATTACTACAGCGCCATCGACACGCGTTACTCTAGCGTTCATTAGTTTTCCTTCCGGTATATGTATAGACTCCAATGGTCTACTAACGGCACGTAAGCCGTCCACCAACCAAACACTTGTCGTCGTGTGTTAATTGGTACAGGGTAGAAGTGCTGTACGCCCTTCAACTTCAGACCTTGGGATTCAATGTACGGGTTAACGTCGGAACCGACAACCCTGTACTGACCGCCCTTGTGTCTGTCTCCCCAACAAAACAACGCATACTTCTTCGGCTTCAGTAATGCGTATGCGTGCGTTGCTACTACGCCTACACTTTCGCAGAATTTATCATAAGAGTCAAGAGTGCCTACATCACGCTCGTCGTTACCTACCATTTCAAACGGAACGCTGCCGCCCTTGTCTACTGTACGTCCGTGGTCGATACCCCACGGCATGTCTGTGAAGAATAGGTCTTGAGTTCCAGGGCGACGTGCGGCGGCTTCGGGTAGGAATTTGAATGCGTCTAACGCAGTCATCCCCCAATGACTCCCGATAGGCCGTCCGTAATGCTCCCCAACCGCCTTAGCTGTCTCAAGGTTCTCAGGGTACAAGTCGTTACCAGACGCCAACCTGTCGGCCATCGCAGCGCCGATTACTATTCCACCTTCTCCTGCGAAGGGGTCAACTACCTCGTCCCCCTTGTGTGTAAAGAACGTGACAATATCACGCATCAACTCAGGCGGCTTAAGCACCCCCTGTGATACGACACCCTTTAGCTCCTTGGGAACCTTCCAACTGTACTCGCGGATAGAATGCAGATTAGCAATCCATTCCTTTGTGTCCGTAATGTCGTTAAGCTTGTTAGTCAAATCTTTCCACTTGGTGCCTGCGGCCCATCGTCGTCACTATCAACGATAGACCAAACAAGGTACACCAGCACTCCCCCCATCAAAACTACGATTGCGGTCATCGGATTTATAAACGTAAGTGCTCCTATGGCTATAAGCCAAAGGATCGAAGTAGTGTGTACTTTATTCATCCTTTGGCGGAGGAATATCCTTACCACGCTCCAACATATTGAACATCGCATACAACGGCGACTTCGAACTTAAGTCAGTAATTTCCTTCGACCACTTACCCTTCTGTTGGAACACCTTCATCGTTTCTAGATTAGAAACATAATTCCTTTCTCGCCAGTCTGTAACCCATACAAACTTCTTAGGCTCATGACCGATCCACGGCGTAGTTACTAATTCTGACATATCATCCTCTTCCTCTGGCTCTGGCTCTGGTGCTGGTGCTGGTGCTGGTGCTGGTGCTGGTGCTGGTGCTGGTGCCTTGTTTGCGTTTCTTAATGCAACAGCATCGTTAACAATGTTCTGGATGTTTAAGGTACCAGGATCGCTACGATTGTTCGCTACCTCGTAGTGACCGATGACGTGCTGACGGTCAAGGCGAATACCCCACCTGTCAGCCTCCCATAATACCCAACGAACAATTGCCTTCCACTGTACCCCACCACGCGGACAGGTAATATGAATCGACGCCGCGTATCCTTCAATCTCTACGTTAACGCTCTGGTAGTTTAATGATACATTCGGGTTAGTACCCGCTGGATATGGCTTATTGCGTACTCCGTTAGCAATCGCTCCGTACTTCTCTGGCACCATCTGGTACCAGTCTCCATCGTTATCAGAGTAGTAATGAGTAGACGCCCCAAGGTTTGCCTTCTGGAAATACCAAGGAGTCGTCTCGTTATTGTCGGCTGGTTCCTCTGGTGTGTGAAGGACAATCACCTTCGGCCTATTAACAGCACGAAGAACGTTTGTTACGTGCGACGGCATCAGAATATCAGTGCCAGGGTAGTCAGCCTTCGGTAGATATATTAGGGCCATTAGTTTCCTTTCTCAAGCAAGCTTACCGCCGTAGTGAACACTTCACCATTTTGTTCTATCTTACGATCCTCGTATGGAGCAGCAATACGGCGGTATACTTCGAGTTTCATGCACTCTAGCACTCCTATTATACCGTTGAGAGATTCATAATTCAACCCTACCATCGCAATGTACTTATCAATTTGTTGGCTCAGGTTGTAGTTAAGGTGGCCCACGTCTGTTGGGCCTAACTCTCTTGTAATTTCTCGTTGGTCTTGCGGTATATAAGGCATTAATCTATTTCATCCCTACAGAATACATCCCCATCCTTATCGACAAACCGATCCTCTTCATCGCAAGACAGTTGGAACTCAATAGCGGTAAGCCGCGCAGCCTGCCCCTTATTACTTTCCATTGTCATGAACATCAAAATATAGAACAACACTACTGTAAAAACCACGACACCTAAAATGCCTGCCCACTCGCCGCTATGCGCCGCTTTCCCTGATTCCTTATCCTTTGCGTGGTAAACTTCACTCAAAGTTGGTACCCCCTGTCTAGGTTATGAATTATCCACTTGCATCCTTCTTCAACGGTGTCCGCGAAGAACATAGTATGGAAGCGCGGCCACGGGGACTTACGTGCCTTCTTTTTTATATCAATTGCTACAATAGGCTTACGTAAAGCAATGCCTGCCCATCCCCACTCCATGAGGGTACCGTACGATGGGTCATCTGCCGTCAATACCAACAGGACATCACATCGCTTGATGTCGTCTAGGTCGCGTAGGATAATCGCGGAGTCGGGGCGCTGTGAGGCGTCGTCGTTGATTATCTTACCCTCTAGAATCGTCTTAGTGCCGCGCATAGGATCAAGAATATCCCATCCGCCTGCCACCAACATATCTGCGGCTATGCCACGCGCTGCTATCGCCTCGTCATAATGTAGACCATCGATTCTACCCGATAGGTAGACCGTTCTCCGCATCTACTAGCGTCTCTTCCCACTACAATATCTTACAGTGTTATTGATACGAACCCAATGAACGGAATGTATTTTCTTATACGAACACGTCATGCGCCACTTACCGCCTTATCGAACTCGGCTTTGTAAGCTGCAAGGAATTGAAAGTATTGATTACTCGCAGTCACAAGCCCTTCAGAACTCAGGCGCTCTACTTCGTATACCAATTCAGCCCGTGCAATGTTTCCTTGTTTCCGTCCACCGATCTTTCCTAGTCTCCTTAAATCAGCCATTATCGCTCTCCTTGCAATTTCTTTTGCCTGCTCACGCAGCCTTCTTCGCTAGTGCAATCGCTTCAATCTCTTCTGGCGTACCCCAATCACCATCGCTGTTAAGCATGTGAGTTACTGTCTCCCACCTTGGGCCTACCTCTACCTCAACTGGAACGTGCCAGCCAGACGTTTCCTTAGCAGAGTTATACATTAACTTCTGTACGTACCGCGCTACTTCCTCGTTCATCTCGGTCGGTACTTCTAATATGACACTATCATGAATGGTTCCTATACACAACACCCCTGCGTCCTTCAACCACTGATCAGTATCTACAGCAATAGTCGCTAGACTATGAATATCGGCGGCGCTACTCTGAATCGGAAAGTTATACGCTGTGCGATTGATGTGACCCAACTCACGATTGTACCCACCGAAATGCTTCATCGTATTAATACCCCAGAATCGTCGGCGTCTTCCAAAGATGTTCTCTTCGAATCCGTAGTTCTTCACACGGCGACGGCACTTAAGGAAATAGTCATCAAGGTTAGCAAACAATTTCATGTACATGTCCAGCAACTCAAGTGCGCGTTCTTCCGTCGTACCGAATCGCTTGGCCAGTGTCTTCTCGGTCATTCCATAACCAAGTCCGAAGTTGAACGTCTTAGCCTTACGACGATCTTCCTTACCTACTGGCTGGTCGTCGGGAATGTTGAACAAGTGACGCGCAACGTAATCGTGTACGTCCGTACCTGACTCCAACAACTCGATTAGGTTTTCGTCCTTCGACTGGTACGCCAGCCCACGCAATTCGATCTGTGAGAAGTCAGGAATCATCAACGAAAATCCTGGTGGCGCGATAAAGATTTCACGGATAGGTGCGCCAGCCACCGCCTTACCCTTACCTACCACGTTCTGTAGGTTAGGTTTAGCTGAATTACGCCCCGTCTCAGTACCGTCTACACGGTAATTAGTATGTAGTCGCCCTGACACCTTAGATACCTTATTGACCAGCCCCTTATCGGCCTTGTCCCTCTTCTCCTTAATTGCTCCTGTCAGGAACGTCTTCTGGATCTGTCCTAACTGGTTAATTGTTATTAGCAGTTGGATAGCAGGGTGTGTGTCCACACCAATCTCTTCCAACGCCTCCGCCTTAACACTCGGAAGCTTTGCCTTGTCCGTCACAATACTAGACGGTGGCAACTTCAACGTCTCAAACAACAGCTTACGTATGTGGATCGGGCTACGGTGATTCAGATCTTCAGGCACACCCTTGAGTGCGTGCAACGCTTTCAGGCTTTCTTCTACTAATCTATCGTATGTCTCAACCAGCTTGTTCGCCAATTCCATGTCCACAAGCACTCCGCGTTCTTCCATGTGCATTGTCGTCTCAGACATAGGGATTACTACGTTGTCAAACACCCACCGCAACTTCGGGTATTCTTCGAGCATGTCATCAATCCGCATCGCTACACGGAACGTACAGTCAGCGTCACCAGCTTGGTACTTCCACAATTGATCAGTAGGACAGTCCGCCATATGAGTTTTCCACTCGGCCATAGAGCTATCGTAGTCCCCCATCGTCGTGAACAACCCACGGAGTGCGGACAGTGATAGCCCCTGCCCCTCTTCGTGGAACAAGTGGTACGCCAACATAGTGTCAAAAGCGTAGTTTTTAACTTCGATACCTAAACCATACTTAAGGTAAAGTACATCGAACTTTCCGTTCTGTCCAATCTTCGGTACGTCAGACGCAAACAGACGAGTAAGCGCCGCGATCACTCTCTTGTAATCAGCGGCACTCCATATGTCTGTCAGCCATTGCCCGACAATCGGTACTACAACTCCGGTTCCTTCTTCGGCAGAGAATCCGATGCACAGTACCTTTCCGGTCTGCCAGTCAAGGGATGTCGTCTCAGTATCGAATGCGAAACAGTCGGCCTCAAGAAGTTCATCCACAAGAACCTCAACAGACTCCACATCAAGGCAGACGGAATAATCAACAGTAGCTTCCAGAGGATTTTCATCTGGAGACTCCATTTCGATCTTAGCTTTGTTAAGATCAGCAATTGCCCATTCCTCAATGCTCCATGTATGGAACGCGGCGGACGGGTGGAGTATAGGCAACATCTTTTTGCCTAGTTCATCATTCCACAACACTGTACCGCGCAACTGTGTCACACGGGAACCGCCATCATACAGTGCCTTTAGCGCAGTCGCCCCTGCGGGTATGATAATGTCAGGATCGATTTCCTCGATCTCGTCTAGCAAGAAGTCATTACAATTACGAATCTCTTCTTCATTTGGTTCGCGATCCTTATCGTCTGATTTCTTAGGAGGGCGACAACGTACCGCTCCAGTATAGTATACACTACGTTCGGCATCGATACCCGCCATCTCAAACCAATTCTCTAAGGTGGTTCCTGCGGGGCCAGCGAACGGCATTCCGCGTCGATCATCGGATGCGTTAGGTGCTGACCCAACAACAACGATACGTGCATCTTTCGGGCCGCGCCCGTTTACAATTTGACTCCTACTCTCACATAGTGCAGGACATTTATCACACGAAATTACATTCGTGCCATCTAACTCGACAGTCATACTATCTCCTATTAAGGTTTAACCCCTAAACTTTAATTAGGAAAGTGCTTATTCAAGGGGCGGAATTATTGGCCGCGCCTCTACTGAATGAAATCCTATCCCGTCTTCCGTTAATTCTACTTCCCACGGGCCACATCCCAAATTGCAAATAACAATCTGTTTATTTTTCGGGCCTTTATCGGTTATAAATAATTCCTTACGCTGGTCGCTTTCATCTATAGAATACGCATCAACCAACAATTTACCCTTACCGCATCTAGGGCAATTACTGTACATGGTACCCGTCGTAGTGCGGCTCCTTATCGACTTCACTTGCTTCCGCCTCAAGCTCAGCCAAAGCAGCAATCTCTGGATCAAAGGTCTTGGTGTCGTGACAATAACGGCATGTACCCACGCGAGCGCCAAAACGACCACTAACGACCTTCCAACGATGTCCCTTAGTGGGGGATGTCGGACACCAATGGATACATCCTCGTTTACATTCATGATCTACCTTTTCAAACACAGTGGTTCTCCGGTCATCTTTGATAGTTCAATCTCCCCAAGTACCAAATCTAACGGTACCTCATTCCCGCACTGTAAGCAGAAAAAATCATGTGTTCTCTCTCCCAAGTTAATGTATGTCTGAAATGACATATCGCCCTTACATCGTCCACAGGCTTTGTATAATATATGACCTTGCTTGAAGGGTGTTCCCTCCATCATGGTTTCTCCTTATTTCCCGATAACTTGAATCACCTTCTTTTCATCTCGACCGATAACTTGTAGTGTTCGTACTTCATCTACTGTCGCCAAGTGAATTCGATTGTGTTGCGTCTTCCCGCGTGCGGGATGCACAAACAACAACTCCTGGCTAGGTAAGTTAGCAGCAGGGCGGTTCGCCTCTAGCATAAACTGTGACGGCCCTACGAAGCAACCATTCTGAATTACCTCACCGTTAATCTCACCTTCAATGGACTGTGCTTCGTGAAGGTGAGCCTTAACCATGTAGTTAATAACCTCACCAACAATGCTGTTCATCGCCAGCTTGTTCTGTTGCGCTCCGGTATAAGTGCGGTTCAGCCCACCGATACGGTGGCCGTGGCGTGCGTAGAATGTCCAACCAAGAATCTCTGCCATGATGAAGAACGGACGGGCGATATGGAAATCGACCTTGCCGCCCACCATGCTCTTGTATCCCGCAGGGGATACTTCGCTACCATCCTCATGCTTAACCCACTCGCCGCCTAACTCACGCCCAACACGCTCTGCAATCTGTTCCCACGCCCATAGCTCTACGTTGTCAGGGCCATACGAATCCTTAGCCCGTGCTGTCACGCGACCGTGGTTTCCGTAAACCTTGTACCACACACAGTGGTCAAATCGTTCGGTCAGATCAAGGATAACTTGCGTCATGTCCACTACGAACGTGGCCATCTGTGTCTCAATTGATCCAGTCATCTCTAGAGCCTGCGAACCGAACATGTTACCGTGGCCTTCCATGTCATCGCCAAGGGCGAATCCATGTAGCTCCTTGATCGGCATAAACACCTGACGCATCTGTACGAAACGTAGGACACCATCGCGCCAACGTGTTAATCGCTCACGCGCAACATCAATGTTGTACTCACCAATTCCTCCACTAAGGCGGCGCTCCATCTTCTGACCATAATGAAGGTCAGAGAATAACGGCACAGCCACTTCAGGCGTGTCGAATTGCATATCCTCAATACGTACGGCTTGGATGCGTGCTGGAACCTTTGCTAGCGGACTGTAGTTCGCCAACGTCTCACGGAGTGCGTCCATTGGGTCTAAGTCATCACCCTCTAATGGGGGCGGGGAAGTCGGCCCGTCGTTGGTACTAGTCATCATCTTGACTTCGCCGCGCTGCTTAGCGTTGCGGATTATGTCACGTATCGTTTCACTCGGTAGTGTCACGTTGGGGATACGATTGACGACCTCTGCTAGTCCTGCATATGTGTACGATGGATTTTCGTTACGCTGACGGATAACCTCGTCTCGTACGGATTCCGCTAGCGGTTTCGGCATGTCACGCAGTTTCGTATAGTTTGACATTACAGACCTTTCACTCCAAAGTGCGCTATTCCTGCGGCGTCATAAACATCTTGCGCGTGGCCGTCGCCCAACGATGGATACGCTGCCATTATGTAATCCTTTATTTCTTCTTTAGTAGCCTTACCGTTCCCTAGCACGGCTTTCTTCCAGACCGTATTATCAATCATCGAATGGCTATGGTCAAGTAGGGACATACGAATCGCTCCTACAAGCATGGCCTGATCTCTCGTCGCTTTAGGATTCACACCAACGATAGGAAGTTCTATAAATGTGAACCCTATCCCCGCAAAGAAACTGTGCCGAACCAAGTCATCAACCAACTCACACAGTGGATGAAATCTTGCCTCTGCCCTGGCCCCCTTCGCCTTCAAATGCTCGACAGATTCAACCTCACCCCCGTCTAACACGACAATGGCTACGGTCTTAGTATCGGCATCTATCCCCGCTACTCTCATTCTACACCATTCCTTATTTCAGAAACACTTGTAACACCACCATCGATTGTAAATTCATACGCCATGTCGGAGGCGTCTGCATACTCCCGATCCTGTGTTACCATAATAACCTGAAAATCTAATTTCTCCATTAGCTCTGCAATCATATCAGCTAGGGCATTCCTAAACTCAGGACTCACATGAGCGAACGGTTCATCCAACATCAGCAGTCGCCTAAGTGGTGGTACCGCCGACAGCACAAGCAACACACGGAACAAGAAGGCAACGACTACAACATAGCCACCCCCTTGCGCCCCCATGATACTCGTTTCCACCCCATCTTTTAACAGTGTAAATTCAACGGTACTAGCACCACCGCGTTCGTGATCTTCGATATGAACCTCAAGCGGCTCACCAAACACCACCGACAGCCCATCAGATACCAGAGTTTCGAGGGACTTATGGAAGCTTCGCCTCCACTCCCCCTCCATGTTACCTAGGATGTCTAGCACCCTCTCTAGGGTTTTAGCATCGTCAGAGGCATCTAACAGCCTCTCACGCGCTTCTAGCATCTTCTTACGTACCGCCTCTTGCGCTCCTGAAGCACGCTCCAACGCTAATACAGAATCTTCGAAATCTACCTTGATGTCATCGACCGCCGCGTTAAGCGACGATACCGTGGAGATCGTCAACGAACCCCTCCAGTTCTTCTACCTTACCTGTGGCATCCTCACACAACTTTGTCACTTGTCTTGACAAATCACGCTCAGGATCTAGACCCAACCGTACAACCGCGTCATCTGCGGCGGCTAACTGGTCTTCGGCACTCTGTTGCTGTGTCTTCGCGGCAATCAGCTTCTCTTTAACAGTAGTAATACGCTCACGTAACTTAACTATCGTGTCTGCATTATTTTCAGACATCTTTAATTACCCCAATTCGTATAAGTAATTGTACACACCACGCAATAAATGCTGTTTGATTAATCGGCCACACCGGAAAGATACTCCCTAAGCCGAACAACAACTTGCTCTGACTCCCCATCTGCGTACTTGGTTATCAATTCATCCAATGGCATTGTTTCCATCTCGATACCATCAACCAACGCCTCTGAGAATTCGCGTAATTCCTTCTCTACTGTAGGTGCCTTCTCAAAGAACACGTCTTCGGCTGGTAGTGCGCTCTCCAATTCAATTACTTCAAAATCGGGTGCCACATCATCGTCATTGGAAATCGTTACTAGCAGCACCGAAGGAATATGCCCTTCCAAGTTTTCCTTCGTACGGGAAACACGCCCCACCGATCCTACATTAGCAAACCATAACCCATCCACGTCATGTACACCAAGATTCTCGTGGATGTGTCCTGATAGTATCATATCAATGTCTTCGTCTAATCCCATCTTCGACACATCATGGTACGGGTATGGGCGCACCTGTCCTGGCGGGAGGATAGAGGCATGTGTAAGCATGATCGTGTACCGATTCTTTGCCAGCGTTTTTTCCTTATCCGTCAGCTTAAACGCAGTCTTTTGTGTGTCAATGTACGGCTCCCACTCGCGCCCAATAATCAAAACATCATGGACGGGAGTACCGACCGCAACAGTCTCACCAATAAAGGCAGGGTTGTTCCGGTTGATAATCTCAATGTCAAAGGCGAAGGAACCGAACGGCATCTTATCTAGTTCCTGAATTCCACCATACGTCATATCGTGATTCCCTGGTACAGCAATGATAGGGCATGATACGTTACGTATCCAATCCTTCAATCTGTTCGTCAAACTGTATGGTACAGTACCACGCCACTTATGGAACAAGTCACCAGACAACAGGACAGCATCACACTCTTGCGCCTGTGCGATGGCGCTGCACTCTTCCAGCTTAGCCATGATCTGATCTTCGTAATCACTAGTACGGCCAAGCGGAGGCGTGTGTGCCACATGCGGGTCGTTAATTACTAATAGCTTGATGCTCATGATCCCAATTCTCTGACGAACCACATAACGGGCAGGCTCCTAGCTCTTCAATTACATGTATTTCATCTAGATTTAATGCGACTAGTTCTTCCTCAAGTCTAATTATCCTATCCTCAGAGTTAAATGCCAATACGGCGGCTGTCTCACGCTCGTACATTGCACGTTGCGCTTTCTGTACTAACTCTACTGCCTCTACGGCTGCGTCAATCGTACCCTGGCTAGGCAATGGTGTGTCAACCATGCGGAGCGCCAAAGATATATCCTGTGCAATCTCCTGTGCTTCACCAGCGGTATCGGCTACTACCTTTACCCCATCAAGTAGACCCTTTACTTTCTTCTTGATCTTAAAGGCGGGGCCAAGCTTTATCAGACCATGTACCTCTGTCTCCAACCGTTCCTTGTCATCTTCCGCAGCATCAATCTTTCGATTAGCACGCTTGAAATCCTTGTTACATTTCGTCTTACCTTCGGACAAGAATTGCAACTTAGTAACACGCGCCAACACCCGTGCCGCCACAGACGATGATTCTGTCATCAGCATTGGTGCATCAAACTGATCGTGGAATTGCGGACGGAACGAGGTTGTCTTATCAAGGTCAATCTGACGTATTCCCAATACATCAGACACGGCCTCTGGGACATCTCGCCCCGTCCGCGTAAAAAGCTGATCGTTAAGACCGTACGTTGCGCCTTTACCCTTAGACTTCTCCCACTCAACCACTTCCCCACCGTCTAAGGTTAATGTCACAACAGTCTTATTACGACCATGACGTATAAAGCTGTCGCCTGCACGGTTGAAGCACAGACTAGTCAGCGCACGAACAACAGAGGACTTACCGCGACCCGAAGGCCCGACGAAAACGGTAAACCTCCCAAGGGGCAACTCGGCGTGCTTAATTGACTGGTAATCGACAACTTCTAATTTCTCTAACACTTGCACCTAAGATCATACTGCCACGGGGGAACCCAAGTTACTCCCCCGCATTTCTTACATTCATATCTAATAAATGGTTTCACTTAAACAACTTAGTTTTACGCATTGATCCTATGTACGAACCATTAGGCTCTATGCGCCAATGAAACTCCCCTAAAATAATACTGTAACGGTGGTTCCCCCCGTGACCCTTAACGCGCTCACATGGTGGATCACCATCGTTGGCGCGTAGGTGACACGGCTCCCACTTCTCCCAAAAACGTAAATGCATTAGGCTTCTACCTCTACTGGTGCTACGGCAGGCATTGGTACAGGCTCACCGCCCCCTGTCAAATCAGGGAACCGCTTCTGTACATTAGACGCCCACAATTCCTTGTAGGATTCGGTACGGATCTTTTCCTCTAAACCATCAACTTCCCCAAGCACATCGTCAAATTCTGCTTCATGGAATGAGCCTTCGTACCCTGGCATCTTGTACCACGCACCACTCTTTTCAATCATGCCAATCTTCATCGCCACTTGGAACAGAGCGTGTGTCTGGTCGAACCCGTGATCGAACGTACACATAATCAACGCACGACCAAACGGATTAGAACACTTATTCTTAAGCACCTTAGTCCGTGCCATGATTCCATATGACGGGCTATCTTTATTAGCCTTATCCTTACGTAGCTCCGTGCTCTTGGCCATGTCTATAATCAAGCTGGCGTGGAACCCTAATGGCTTCTCCGCAATCATACGGCTACCAGCGGACGAACCACCGAACGGCCCTATACTTACGTCTTCACGGTTCTGATTGACAATGACCAATGCGATGCGTTGTTCTGCAATCGTGCCACGTATCCGACGAAGTGCGCGACTAATCAATTTAGCGTGCGCCCCAATCGCCTTCCCTTCACCGAAGTCGCCTTCGATCTCGGCAGCAGGCGCGGTCGCCGCCACACTATCCCAAATGATAATTACTAGCTTATCGGGGTACTCTTCACGAATTGCCTCAACGGTCTTCTCGATTTCATCAATACAATCCTCAATAGTTTCTGGTTGGTCTAACAACAATTCCTTGGTGTTCACACCAATCGTTTCAGCGCGGAGTGAGTCGAATGCAAACTCCGAGTCCAATAACACAGCTATACCACCTAGGCGCTGGACTTCAGCGACAAGGTGTGTCACCAGCGTTGTCTTACCGGATGACTCCCAACCACGAACAACGGTAATACGACCGACAGGAATTCCTGGCATGTTGAGTGACAAATCAAGCAAAAGATTCTGCGTTGAAATAAACTCAGTCGCCTCTGGTTCCTTTTCATCGGCGGTCGCCATGTTACCTTTATCAAGGTGGCGTAGGATAGCTTGTGTAGGGCTAGTGGGGGCCGCTTCTCCCCCACTATCCCTAGCACTCTTATTACGTGGCACTAGTCTAGGCTCTTACGACGCAGGCGCTTGCTCGGCTTCTTATCTTCTTCCTCGGTGGTGTCTTCGCCTTTCATCTCCGCCTCGTTCTCGGCGTCATCAGCCTTGGCTTCAGCGCGACGGCCACGGCGGCGCTTTGGCTTCTCTTCATCCTTAGTATCTTCCTCTGCCGTAGCGTCGTCATCTTCTGCACGTCCATTACGGGACGGCTTCGATTCCGTACGAGCGGCGGACGCGGTACGACCGAAGTACGTACCCTCCATTTCCTTCTCATTCTGGAAATTCTGGAAATCATCAAGGTTGGTTAGCTCTAACGTCTCTTCCTGTAGGTCAGCAAACATATCCGCTACCGTATCGCTACGGTGGTCAAGCTGCTTCTCCGATGGAAACTGAGCACCAGGACGACCGGACGGAATAATATCATAATTAGTAGTTAGACCGGAACCCGTCTTGTCAACCGTGATGTTGTATCCTTCATCGAAGGATGTTGGATCGCCCCAATCGTCGTTACGTACCAACTTCTTGATTACGCGGAACGCCTTCACACCACAGCGCCAAATCTGTACACCCTCTTCGGGTGAATCCAGATCGATAACGTTCATCACATATGATGTACGTCCTGCAAACTCTTCCGACTCTTTCCTGTCATCCTCGTCTTCGGAACTAGCTAGCTTCTTTGACTTGCGGCACA